AGGTTTTAATTTATTTTTCGGATAATATAATAATTCACTTGATTCCATATTTTGTATCATATATTCACCATCATCTTCATCAATACCCAATACTTTAAACTTTGTATCTCCTTCTCCCACAACATTTACAATTGCATCCTTTTCGAAATCACGTTCTTCTTCCATATCTAAATCTAATTCTTCATCATCACCATCTTGCGGTATGTCCATAGGAGTTTCAACATTTCTTTCATATTCTACCGCTTCTGGATCATCATCTTTCTTTATCGTTTCTAAAATTTCTTTTTCAGGTTCTTCTTCTGTAGGAGTTTTTTCTTTTACAAGTGATGGAGAGATTTTTGATTGTTGTTTTTTCTTCACACGTATACTTATCTCTTTTACAGAAAGACCGGTCATTTTTTCCATACTATTACCCTCAGACAATGGTAATATTTGGTCTACATTTTTATCAGTAATAATTCTCATTTGAACATTCATTGTTGTAAGTTCTTGCATTAATAGTTTAAATGCATATGGAACTCTAACTATACTAAAATCTCTCCCAAACCTGCTAACATTTACAATATTCATATCACTATTAATATTTTCAACAAACTTCAATGGTCCATCTACATGTGGACTTAAAAAAATGTTCTTATCTTCATTATATACAGCAACACATCCTGTCAAATTACAAATAGCCATATAAAACTGATCACCTCTTACCATCATTGATTCATTAATGAAATATGCCATTCCATGAGCGATTAAGCAATCTCTGTCCATTTCTCCTATTCTAAGTCCTCCATTATTTGCTCTACCTTGAACTGTTTGTCTAGTTAAAACATTTCTAGGACCACGTGCGCGATAATTAATTTTATCTTTTGGCATGTGTTTTAGTCTCAAATAATAAGTTGGTCCAAAATAAATATCTGCCTCTAATTGTTCTCCGGTCATACCATTGTATAATACCTCATTTCCTGAAGGATGATATCCTTCTTTTGATAACATTTTTCCAAACTCATCATGCTTAGAACCTTTATTTTGGAATGCAGTACAATCTGCAAAACCACCATAAATAGCAGCACTTTTGCTTGTAAGTGTTTCAACCAAGTGTCCAATAGTCATTCTACTTGGCATAGCATGTGGATTTACTATAATATCAGGTCGGATACCATCGGCAGTACAAGGCATATCTTGCTCTCTTAAAATAATTCCTATTGTCCCTTTTTGTCCTGCTCTAGAACAAAATTTATCACCTATTTTTGGAATTCTCTCCGCTCGAATTCTAACCTTTGCAATTCTTTTTCCTTCTTGTCCACTTGTCATAAAAGATTTATCTACAATACCTACTTGACCCTTTTTGGGTCCAACTGAAGAATCAATGAATGTATCAATATTTGTTAAACTATTGGCAGCCTTCCCAATTAAAATTGTTTTTTCATCAACAATTGATTCTTCTTTGATTAAACCTGATTTTTCATCCAATGAATCATAACTATATCCCGGTTTTAATCCTATAATATTATTTTCTTTATGGCTCATAAATTTATTTTGTATTTTAAATCCTGCTACTTTTTCAATCTCTTCATGAGACTCGTATGTATTAAAATATGTAGTTCTAAACAAACCTCGTTGTAATGAAGCCTCATTTATAATAACAGCATCTTCTACATTAAATCCAGAATAACACATAATAGCCACTATAGCATTTTCACCATAAGGATGTTCTTCATTTGTTAAATATTGTAAATATCTACTTTTTGTAAGGGGTATTTGTCCATTATTTAATACATAAGCCGTTTTATCGAGCCGTATTTGATAATTACTATGATAAAGAGAAACTCCTTGTTTACCTTGTCCACAAGAGAATGAATTTCTAGTACAAGGATTATTTTCAGGAAAAATAGTCATATTAGCCATAAAACTCAATATGAGGGATGGATGTATTTCAAAATGTGTAATTCTATTTCTCAAATAATCCTCTTTATTTAATGAAGAATGAGCAAGTTTTATACCTTCTGCTTCTTGCGTATCAATAAATTCAACAATACTAGAGTTTTGTTGTAATCTTTCCACATGTTTAGGTGTAATGATTTCACATTTATTTTCTTTTTTATTTCCATTAAAACCATGAGTTATTTCAAACCACGATAATTCATTATTATATTTTTCAAGAATTTGTTCTCGTTCATAACTTAATTGTGCATCCATAATATAAAAAAGTGGTCTAATAGGTCTTCCAGCATCACTGCAAATAATTATTTCATTTTTTTTAATATTAAAATGAATACTTGTATAAATATCTATCATGTTATTTCGCCTGTGGAGTTTCATTATAGTTACAATTTTTAATGGACTATGTGTGCAACCAATCCAATTTCCATTAACAAATATTTTTGTTGATTTTGATAAATAATCTATAGAACATTCCTCTAATAATTTAATTCCACTATTTTGTAAATTTCTTAAATAATTTATATAGGGTAATCCAGAACAACCATTCGTAATATGAGTTGAGGTAGATAAATGTTTATGAAGTCCAATATTACCACCATCTGGAGAATGAATAGGACATAATAATCCAAATTGGGTAGAATGCAATAATCTAGGTGCAATAACTTTTGCCCCATCTGCACCTATATGTAAATTTGTTTTTCTCATTTGACACAAAAATCCAAAAAAAGATAAACGATTTAAATCTTGAACAACTCCCGGTATTTTTGTATGTGCTTCTGACCCCCAATCTCCTTTAAATGCCTTGCGAAAACCAGTTTCCACAATTCTATCTTTAAAGAATGCTTCTTTATTTGCAACAATTAAATTCATAAAATCTAAGTCTTGATAAGAACTTTGATTATGTTTATAAAAATATTCTTTATCTATTTTTAAGAATATATTATCCTGTTGTTTTTTATAATATTCTCGAAATAAATTTTTTAATAAAATACCGGATACTTCTATTCGTTTAAATTTATAACTATCACGGTCTGTAGGTAAAGAAACGCCCAAATGAACATCTAATAAATTTTTAACAACATATCCCAAATAAAGGGATTTTGTTTTAAAATTACGTTCTCCAATATGCGGTAAAAAATAGTCTGTTAATATATTCATTACATGATTAAGTGTTTTTCCTTTTGTGAGCGTTGCAATGTAAAGAAGGGCTGCCTTTTGAGTAAAAATATTTCCAGCATCATGAACGGAAGGTATAAATAAGTCAATGTAGTTTTCATATTTTTTTAAGTCTAATAAACAAGTTTTAATAATATCTTTATCTGAAACAATACCTAATGCTCTCATTACAATAAAAAGAGGGACAGGTTTTCTTACTTGAGGAACACTTACAACTAATTGATGATTTGTTTTACTGGGTTGTTCTTTTATCATTCTAACTGCTAATGTTCTAATAGGTTTTGATGCATTTTCACTGACTGATTTAATTTCAGCACTATATAAATAAAGTTCATTTATATCTTTCAATACATAAAGCATATTATTTGCTCTTCCTTCCTGAGAAACAATAGCCTTTTCTTTTCCATCAATAATGAAATATCCTCCAGGGTCGTTTTTACATTCCCCCATATAAAATCTAGAGTTGGGTACCAATCCTTTTAAAATACACATATTTGATTGAAGCATAATAGGAAACCTTCCCAAATATATTTTTTCTAACTCTATTGTTTCCTCATGAACATGAAATTTTTCCATTCCAGTTGAACCATCATTCTTTTCTACAAGTATTTTAAATTTTACATCAACATCGTAATGAATAGTAAATCCATAAGTCATATTTCTAAGGCGGGCCTCGTTGGGATACATATAATGTGCTCTAGAGATATCATCATCTGTTTCATCATAAATGATAGGTTTTCCGTAATAAATTTTATCACAATTAATTCCACCTAAATAAAGTTCACATTCATATTTATATTCCTGTGTTTCTTGATCTATTTCTTTAAAAAATCGTATAGGATTTTTATCTTTAAATATTTCCTGAATGCCAGATGAAAAAAAATTATTATAAGAATCTATATGGTGTTTAACTAATATATGTTCATTATCCTTAAAAAAAGTATCTATGGTTTTCCAAGATATTTTTGAATGGTCCATTTATAATATATTGATATCATTTTTTTAAAACAAAGTAATCAATATATTATTAATTAAAGTCGTTGGAGAGAAATTAACACTAATCCAATTAAAATAAACATACCAATTAATGGTAACAATAAAATTACCCATGATATGGTTTTATAACCCTTTTTACATAATAAATTAAGTAAATAAGTCCAAACAAAAACATAGACTATTTTGAAAACAAAATAGATAACATTGTTTATTGGTGTTTTTTCTTTTATTAATCCACAACAATATGAGTTTTGGTCTTGAATATTTTGGACCATCATCATTAAAATAGATAAAAATGATATAGCAAAATATATTTGTGCTGGAGTACATAATTGTTTGAAAACATTAAATAGTTTCATTTATTATATATTTTGATAATAAATAATAAAATATAAAGAATTAAATATCTTTTTCAAAAAAAGATAACAAAATATTTACGATGCTGGATTTTGTGGCTTAAATGTATTTTGTGCGGCTTTTCCTGTTGAAACTTCATAATATTTTGGAACATTTGCTGTAGTATGGTCATAATTGATATCTTTGCGTAATTCTGGTTGGTGAGTAGGTTCTGCAGACATTAATTTTTTATTACCATTGTATCTGTGCCATATATTTTTACCAAAATCAGTTGCCTTATAATAATTTAATAATAAATCGCCTAAACCAAAATCATTCATGAGACCTCCTCCTTTTTGGGGGACTACATGAGAACGTAAATTAGAATTTAATGGATTAGGGTCAGGCAAAAAAGGATTGGTATTATTAGAGTATCCAGTAATAATCTTACCCATGTTTTGAGGATATTTACATCCATAAGAAAAATTAGATTTGGAACCTCCTCTCATTTTTCTTGTTTTTCTTCTTTTTCTTTTTCTGTAATTTTTTGTAAATTTCCTAAATTTTTTTTTATAATAATTAAGTTTTCTACGCGACGCGTATTTTTTTGTTCTTCTTCTTTTATTTCTTCTTTTTCTTTTTCTATTTCTTGTTTTTCTTGCCATATATAAAATATAAATATTTAAAAAAAATAAAAATTATTAATATTAAATTATTAATATTAAATTATTTAATATTAATTAAATCTTTAATTAACATTTGTAGATCCTAGTGTATAACATGATAATTATATTATTCAATATCAACATGTGTAAGCATATGTCGTCTACAACACATTTTTGTTAATTTGATTTTATCTAATACTTCTCCTTCCGGAGTTTTTTTTAAACTATTTTCATCTAAATAAAGAACTTTTTCTTCATCTATATTTTTTGATAGTTTTATTTTTCTAACTTCACTTTGATAGTAAAGATATTTATCCGCCAATAGTTTGCCACAGGTAAAGCATTTAATAGGAATAATCATAGTATATATAAAATATAAATATATTATGATTAAATCAATTTTATGTTAATTATAATAAATTAACATACACTTACTCCTATTTGTTTTTGTTTAATATTTTTACCATCTAAATAATAATAATGTTCCCATGGAATTAACTTTCCTTTATTTTTAAAGCATTTTTTTTCGGGACCATCACTACCAGGAGCGGTATTATCTATATTTGGATTAGCCGAAACACATTTTTCAACTAATTTTCCCGATGGGTTTGCTGTAACCCAAACACAACTTCCTAAAGCAGTACATGCATCTTTAAATTTTAGTTTTTTGCAAGAGTTATCATTTCTCATATCTTCGCTTGAATTTTGTTTTAATTCATTGGTTGTAAATTTTTCAACAGTAATAACCTTATTTACTGTATATTTTTTTTCCTTAAATGATATATCATGAATTATAAGATAAATTGTTAATACTGAGAATATTACAACAACAAAAAATATAGCAAATATATTGTCATATACAAATGTTAATGTTGAACCTGCTAAATTATTACTCATATATAATGAATAATGATTTTAAAATTTATGAAAAAACTATCTTTATTTTTAAAAATTTATATAAAATTAGCGTCTTCTGCGTGATTTGCGAGATTTTCTTCTGCCTCCACGTCTGCGTCTGGAACGTTTGCGGGATCGGCGTCTAGATTTGCGAGATTTTCTTCCGCCTCCACGTCTGCGTCTGGAACGTCTGCGAGAACGGCGTCTACGGGATTTGCGAGATTTTCTTCCTCCACGTCTGCGTCTGGAGCGTCTGCGAGAACTGCGTCTACGGGATTTGCGAGATTTTCTTCCTCCCCGTCTGCGTCTGGAGCGTCTGCGAGAACGGCGTCTACGGGGTTTGCGGGATTTGCGTCTGGATTTGCGGGATTTTCTTCTGGATTTGCGAGATTTTCTTCTGCGTTTACGTTTGCCACCTGCTTGTGGTGATGCTAATCCACCTTGTTCAATCTTTTTCTCTAAAGCCTTGGCTCTATTAGCAACACTTCCAGCGGAGGATGCTACTGAACCTGCAGCGCTTTTAGCGGCACCCAATGCTTTTTGACATTTTTTGGAATTTTTCATGAAAGGATTATTGCAAAGCGATGGAACACCACTTCCTAATGATTTGGCTTTTAATGATTGAACATCTTGCATAGCCTTGGATGCTTTATTTTGTACTTCTAATGCATCTTTTTGAGTTTTAGATGCCATATTACCAATAGATTGCATTTCTGCTTTTGAAAGAAGTTTTCCACCTCTGCGGCGGCGTCGTGATCTACGTCTTGTTCTTCTTGCCATTTATAAATTATAATTAGATAAAAATAAAATATCTAAAAATTATGATAAATGAATTTATTCCTAAAATAACGCAATTATTGAGGAACTAATTTATATCCTTCAGTTGTTTTTGTTTTTCTATGAATTATATTTTCTTTTGTAAATTTTTTATGACATTTCTTACACACATTTACTAAATTTGCTGTATGATTTTTATGAAAATTTCTAATATAGTTATTAACATCAGCCTTTTCTTGTGGTTCTAAATGATGTATATCTACACCCTCCTCATTACAAAACTCACAATTTCCCTTCAACTTTTTAGCATTATATCTTGATTTTTTTAATTTTAATTTACTTGTCGATTTTTTATCATATTTTCTTCTTAAAGCATGTGCCTTTTCAAGAAAACTTTCTTCAAAATGAAAAGATTTACATACTTCTAAACCATACATTTTAGCACCAGAACCGTCTTCCAATTTTCTAGTATAATGCAAAACACCATTATTATCGCACTGAACAGACATATGTTTAATATCTAATTTTTTTAATTTTTTTATCTCACTCATTTTTGTAATTTCATGAAAATGTGTAGCAAATACATGAGTTGCTTTTATTTTTTGTAAGTCAATTAATGTCTGTGCAAATATAGAAACAGCACTTGATGTTTCTGTTCCAGAACAAACTTCATCTCCTAAAATTAAACTATTTTTATCACACTTATTTAAAATAGTGGCTAGTTCACACATTTCAACTGCAAATGTACTCAATCCTTTAAAAATGTTATCATTTCCTAAAATTCTAGTATAAATAGACGTATAAGGTTTATAAATAAACTCACTACATGGAACATACATTCCGGATTGTGCCATTATAATAGAAATTCCTACTGACCTATTAATAGATGATTTACCTACTCCATTCGTTCCAAAAATAACCATACCATTCGTCTTTACACCTAATTCAATGTCATTTGGAACATATACTTCATTTCCATTTAACATTAGTAAACTCTCAATTATTGGATGTCTTATATCCTTTGCCTGAAAAAATGATTTTGTTGCCTTTTTATCAATATGCGGTTTACAATAATTATATTTTTTACTAATAAATGCCTTTGTAATTAACATATCTAGGTGGGACACATATGAAACTAAATTCTGTATCTCATTATCATATTCTATAAGAGATCTTATGAAATTTGCATAAACGTTTTTCAATACTTCACTAAGGTTATCTTGTCTTTGAATATATTTATTATATAACTCTGTCATACAAGACCCCATAATTTTTTTATTGCTTGTCCCATTCGCACTTCCCGATGTAAACTTAATATTCAAAAATTTTTTTTCATTTTTTTCTACCAATCCAGTTTCTAATATTTTACATCTTTTGTTTGTTGCATATAGATACATACCGCTTTTCTCTGTCCTATGTAATTTTATAGGATCCTTTGCCTTTGAATCTCGGTCTTGAATAATTTTTGAAAATGAAGTTATAATATTATTAAGTTCTTCCTCAACATCTTTAAAATCTTTATATGTTTTATCTAATAATATATTTATTCCAGATTTAAAGAAATTTATTTCAAATTTATTATTTGATAATGTTTCACAAATTTCTTTATTTAAATTTCTCTCCAAAACATCAATTAATTTTTTACATGTCGTTTCAATATTCTCATCAATATTTTCATTAATATATTTTTGAATTATCTTATCTTCTTTTAATATTTTATTTAGTTCTAAGATGCAGTGTAAATTATCTATAAATTGTGATAAATCAAAAGGAGATACTTTATTAAAAATAATTTTTCTATACAAATGTTCAATATCCTTAATACTTATGAATTTTTTTCTTAATTTTATAAACATATCATAGTTTTCCAATATATGACCTATAATGTTGTATTGTGTATTTAAATATTTTATATCTGTAACTGGATGCAATATTTTATCTTTAAAATATCTTCTTCCCATGGGTGTAATGCATTTATTTATAAGTCGAACAATACTTGAATATTGTCCCTTTACATTATTAGGATTGACTATATTTAATTGTACTAACGAATGATTACCACAAAAAAGTCTGTTAGTAATATTATCAAATGATGGTAAATGCAATTTATGCGTTAAATTAGGATTATGTTGAAAAATAAAATCTAATAGAAAACATAAACTTTTAGATGCGTTAGGGTATAAATTTAATTGGGAAGTTTCTAAAAATGCATCATAATCTGGAATATTATCATAAAAATCAGTAATAATTTTTTTTTGATAAGTTTGTTCTTCACATTGATTTGCTAATTTACTTTGTTCGCTATCATCATTACAATTAATAATATGAATAGATTTGGTTTGTAAACTTGCAAATTGTACAATATTTTCTAATTTTTGATTATCTTCATAATTATGTAATATAATGGTTTCGATGGGATTATATATTGAATTAAATCTTTCAAGTTCGTCAAACACATTGGGATTATGTAAATTTTGTCTAGATATTGAATGTTCAAAAAGTTTTACATTTCCTGTAAAAATATCGATACAAGAACATCCAAAATTAATAGTTGGATTTTTATTAATAAAACCTTTATCATTTTTAAGAAGAGAATAACAAGCAATAACATTTGTGTCAGTTTTTTTTTCTACACAAAAATTTGTTCCTGGAGAGAAAATATGTAGTTCTTTGCGTTCTCTTTTATTTCCAATATTTCCACTTTCATACCATACTGGGACTGTATATCCTTCATCAACCAAAATAGTGGTATATTTTTGCAGATAATAATCCGTAGCAGTAAATCCAGCCATTTTAACTGGATAATTAATTTCTTTTGTTTTATAATTTAAATTTTTACCTGCAGAATTCATGTGAGTAATTGAAAGAAAATCATTAAATTGTGGATGTAAATACTCAAGTGTGCGGGGGTCTTGAGTAGAATAAATTTCATAGAAAGAACCACACTGCCACAATAAAATAGTTTTCTCTCCATATTTTTCTTTATATTTTTCTAAGTTTTCAAAATATTTTGCTATCATACGGGTGTCTTTTTTTTCTTTTGTTTTTGTTTTTGTCTTGGTCATTTTATCAATATTATAATATTTATAAAATGTTTAATATGATTTAAAATAACATTTACAGATCTGTTTCATCATCTTTCCAATTATGAAGCAGAATATCCGTATTTTTATTATATACATCACCACTTAAATAAGCACTTTCATACGTTCCTCGCATAATATTATCTGGTGCCGCACTACCTATCTTTAATAAATTATGTTTCCTCAAATATTCTTTTATTTCATTAATAGGTTTTCTTTTTAAAATATTCACCTCATTTTTAACTATTTTTCTAGTTTTTTTATTTTTAACCAATACACCAACAATACCCTTATGTTTACCTAATGTTATTTTTCTTCGCAATCTTCGAGTTTTAATTTTTCTTTTCTTTGGTTCTTGAAATTTTAATTTATTTTTAATATATTCTAATTTCTGTTTTCTATCTTGATAATTAAATTTATTAATTTCTTCATCCTTATTCTCTATTTTTATCATTTCATTTCTATTTATTTCTTCACCGCCTGAATATATTTTTGGATTCATTATTTCATTTGTATTATTTGAATTATTTATATCATCTTGAAACATTTGTTTTTTTAAAGTTTTTTTCCATTGTCTGTATGTAGGCTTACTTCCATTTTTAAGATTGCTATATGGTGGCGGGGAAGGGATATTGGAGGATATATTATTTTTATTTAAAATTCCAATACCTTGTCCTGTAATACTTTTATGTTTGGGTTCCATTGGATGTGTATCAACACCTTTATGTCTCATTTTTAATGTTTTTTTTCTCCTTCTTTTTTTCTTTTTTTTATTAAGTTCTTCTAAATTATTCATAGTATCCTTAAATTCATTCTTAAATGTTTGATCTTGCATTTTCTTTTTTTTTTCTAATTCTTCCAATTCCCTTTCTTTTTCTTTTTGTTGATGTTCTTTAATTCTAGCAATCAATTCTTTTTTTACATTGTTTGGTTTTAATTGACTTTCACGAAAGGATGGCTTTTTTTTCTTATTCTTCTTTTCCTTTTTTACAGGCATTTTAAAAAATGCTGGATTGATTGATATTTTTTTACTCATTAACTAATATACAGAAAAATTAAATGAGATTTTAACAATACATATGATGCAAAATGTCCTTTCTAATATCATTATTTTCATCAGTAGTGTTATTATTTTTAAAAAGTTCAAATGCTTTATCAAGGTCACGTTTTGTTAAGATAGTTTTTTTGTCTTGTGATAAACAAAAAACTCTTCTAGAATGACAAATTTTGGCTTTGGAGAGAAATGTTTCGATATCACGCCCATAATATTTAAATTCATCTTTTTTGTTTTCAAACCATCTCTCGGTTACTTTATCGCTTAATTTCCAATTAATATCTTTCACTTTTTTTTTAAAAATTAAAAATAATTCTTTATAAGTATAATCATCTGTTTTAAATCTCCATGTAAATCTAGATGTTAATCCGCTATTATAAGCAAAAAAACATTTTTCCAATTCGTCTTTATAACCTGCAATAATGACCATCAAATCATCTTTATGGTCACTTAAGGCCTCACAAAGTGTGTCAATACATTCTTTTGCAAAACTGTCTCGCTTTTCAATATTTCCTAAAGCATATGCTTCATCGATAAAAAGAACACCTCCTAAATTGTCGTTAATTACATCTCTGGTTTTTAGAGCAGTTTGTCCTAAATATCCAGCAATTAAGTCCGAACGAGTAACTTTCTTAAATTTATTTTTTTTTAAAACACCTAAGCCACTAAATATTTTTCCCATGATTTTTGCGGTTTCTGTTTTACCTGTTCCAGGAGGACCATAAATAACTGTATGCATATAATCTTTACTATCAGATTTTGAAATTTTATGTAAATCCTGTATAAAGTAAAGTATTTGATCTACTATATTTTGTTTTAAAGTATTCATACCAATCATAGAATTTAGTTCTATTAGTGGCTTTTTTATATTATGAATTGCTTTCATATTAATATTATATTCAACTGTGTATTTTAAAGGATAATCTTCTATTAATTGTAATAATTCATCTATATTATTTATTTCACGTTCTATATTAATCTTTTCTTTCTTTATTTTTGGTGGAGGTGGAGGTGGTGGGTAATTAGGTTTATTCTTCCGATAAATCCTCTGAACATCCTTATATTTATATCTTTTCTTAGGTCTTAAAATTAATTTTGGTTTAAATAAATTTTCTGGATTACTTGATTTTGATTTATCCAATATCAATTGTTTGGTTATTTTTTCCATAAATTCATTCATATTTTTAAATTTTTCATTTTTTTCATTTTTTTCATTTTTTTCATTTTTTTCATTTTTTTCATTTTTTTCATTTTTTTTATCATTAGACGTAGAAGGGGGTTTATATAAAATTAATTGTTTATTTTTTCGAGATAAATCAAGATTATTATCTAACGATAATTTTATTGTTTTTATTTTTTTATTTTTTACTATTTTATTCATTCTCTTATTATCAATTTCCTTTTTTGTATTTATATTTTTTTTATTATTATAATAAAGAAATAATGGATTAATTACAGTAAAAGTTATATTATTTTTTTGACTGTTTTTTAGAAGTTCCCTACAGTTATTGAAACTCTTGTTTTTTTTTATATATTTTTTTTTTACATTCCTGTAGTTAGTTA